TACAAGCGTGGGTCACGAAACAGTCATGTATAGTAGCGAGGTCAAAGTCAACCTTGTTTGCTACTTGATGTACGATACAAGCGTCAAGGCTGTGGATAAAGTTAGCGGTGATAGAATTGCATTGTCCTCTTTCATCTATGTTATCTCTAAGCTCATCTGTTGTTATACTGATGCTCATGTTTTGAAAGACAGACTCCACCGTTAACTTCTTAAACTTACGGTAGCTTTGTACCACTTTAAATCCTGTAGGTGTAGACCAAGTGATCGGTTCATCACACCCTAATCCACGCACACAAGCACGCAGAAACTTCATCACTCGGTTGACTGGACGACACGCTTCATCTGCTAATCGGTTTACGATCTTACAAAGAAAGATAACAGCAGTTAACATCTCACCAGTACTCGACCAGTTGTGATTAACTCCGATACTTTTAAATACATCTTGTACGAGGTTATAATGAGTAGCTCCGTACGGACGGTTCATGATGGCAAGCTTCGCTAACTTCCGGCTGATACCAAACCTCAACCACTCCTGTGCAACCACACCTCCATCTGCCTGTAGCTCATCGTATACACGGTCTGCAAACTCTTGGTACATATCATTAGCTCGGTCTTCTTCCACTAAGTTACACATCCTTCCGATCTCTTTATCACGTAATAACAAGCTAAGAATCTGCATACCGTTGTTACTACAGTCTTGTCGGACGGGTAGGTACGATACATATCCGTACCCCTCCTCTGTGAACTGCTTATACTCCAGACAGAATCGAAGGAAACAGAACGGATCACTTGCATCTGTCCACCAATCGGTTCCGTGTGGATCGTTCGCTGCTTCAAGTATAAACTTCTGTCGCTTACCTACCCACTCCAGTCGCTCCGATCGTGTGCCTTTTACTCCCCACATATTAGCACCGTGTATAAGCACAGCTTCCAAGTCCTCTTCATCCACCACCTGTTGTCCGTTGCTGAAATCCAACAAACTCTTCGCTAAGTCAGACCCTTGTGGATGGAGATAGTACGGTAAAGCGTACACTCTGCCTCGGTAATCACAACGATACGGAAAGTAGAACTTATCCAACTTACTATAAAGCTTGGCGAGGTGTAAGATACGCACGGTCAGGTAACGTTTACTAGAGTTCGCTTCGTTGACGCTCTTGATGTCCTTTTGCTTCAGCTTCCACGCCCTTAACTCATGCTCGTCACTTCCTGTGTACCTCGGTTGCTCAGGTATCTCACTAAAGTTCGGTATGTTTCCAACCACTCGTTTATTGTCGTAACATTTTAGAGTAATTTCTAAAATCTCTTTGTTAATTTTCCAACTTACCTTCTGAAGTTTATTAACAGCAGAGAAGGCGTGCTCGTAACTTCGCTCGTAATCCTTGAACCAAGACATCGGTTTGCCTGTGAAGAACTCCTGTGGCGGCATATGCTTTAAGCTGTACCCTCCACCCACTAACCCGTACCAGTCAACAGGTTCGTCAGGTAATGCCATCTTAAACACACGAGTCGTCTCCTTCCACGCATCAAATCGTTTAACCCAGTCCGTAAACTGACCGCTCGGCATACAGATACGCTCGGGTTTATGTCCTTTCTGAGTGCCGACAGCGAAGCCGATCTGCCAGATGCCAGTTTCAGTGCGGATTTCTTCGAGTAACCAAGCCCCTAAACCAGTCTTGCACTTAGTATTCCATAGAGTAAATCGTTCCTCTTCGTAGTCGTAGAACTGCTTCAACTTCATCGCTTTGGAGCGGTCATCAAGGGCAAGTAAGTCTTTCTTATGTGGATGCATCTCTTCCATCGCTTTGTCCCACCTCGCTTGGTTTTCAAATGCTTTGCCGATCTTATACGCCATCCGTCCGACAGGTAAATTAAATTGGAGGTTGTCAAGCACGGTCTGTAAAGCCATCGATGCTATCTGATACGGACACATATCCAATACAAAGGTAAGGAATAACGGAGTGGTGTGTTCGGTGTTACCTCCGAATGTGTACATGAAATCATCCACTCGCTTACCTAATCTTGGAGCCATGACTTTAAGTAATCGTTTCGCTGACTCAGTCTTAGATGACTCACCCTCCATTCTCAGCTTTGCTTGTCGGTTACGATACGCTGTGCGTCCCCACTCCCTCATCCGCCAAGTCGGTCCTCTGGTCGCTTTGCTCCCATCGTCTTTACTCTCTTCGTTCGATAAAGACTCTCGAGTTTGCTTCTTTTCGCTCATATCAATCGTGTAAGTTATTGAACCAGACTCTGGGCAGGTAACGCTTCTTAGAAGTACGATGAGCGATCAGCTTGCCGTCTTCGTCACGGACATAACGCCCGAACTTATCACGCTTAAAACCGGTTATTTGATTGTTACTAAAGAACCAATCGAAACCCTCCCTAATTGATTTATGATCAATGCCAGACCAGTCGAATGGAAGGTCAGTTATTTCCTCGTTTATATCGTCCACGAATTTCCTCGGTTAGTATGTCTGCCTCTGCTTCCCAAAAGATACCATCACAGGTACGCTTCGATGTCTCCGTATTTGAGGTGGTGGTCATCGCAGTAATCCTTTTGGTCGTCGATGTTGTCCATTTCACGCATTTTTTCAAGGTGTTCTTCAAGTTCTTCATCGTATTCATTATCATATGGGTTATATCGGTTAAGCCATTCATCATAACCATATATCGTTCGGGTAAATAATCCTGTTGGTATATTCATAATTAATCTCGGTACATCCAAGCGGTAAACAGAATGGCGACGATTGCAAAGCAAAATAGATCAATTGCTGTCATCGGTTGCATTCCTCCGTTTAAATAGTTCATCTTGTAGCTCAACCAGTCTTTCACGGACAGCTAAGTTATTAGGTAGTCTTCTTTTGACGGACAGGTAATGCTGTATCAAAGCCTCTAAGGACTGGTCGCATAGGTCGTTCATAGGTAAAAATGTCGGTTCGTTGTTACTCATCGGTTGTAAATAAATCGAAATGATAGGTAAGATCATGCGTAATATCATCATGGTCTTTATAATATCGAAAAGAAAAATCGTATTTCTTATTTTTATCCCATTTCTGTTCAATCACTTCATCCTTTACAATATCAAAGTAATAAATGTCATCTCCATCAGTAAAAACACTATTATAAGTGTCTAGTAATAAATTATGTTTTTGTTTCATATTCATGGTTTTCTGTACTCGTAAACTTCGTTGTCTAAGAGCTCGTCAATCAATGCCTCATCATAAGTGTTGTGAATTGTATCGTTCATGTATTGTCGCCACTCATTAAGCGTTTGTGGTCGGTTAGGTTTCCAGTCCCAGTCATCACTGTACGCTTCCTCAAAGTCTTCAATCGTCCAACTTTTACGGAGTGCTAGAAGTGCTTCAATCTTTTGTGAACGGGTAGGTTTGGTAGGTATAGTAGTAGTATTCATTTTAGGTATTGGTTTTTATCGGTTAAAATTATGATCGTTACAAGTTGTGCCTTCTCTTTCCATGCCTTGCAAGGATAATCCGCATTCAGTACAGGTTTTAGTTTCACGAACAGGTAAGGATCGATTAAGTTGTTTCATAACAGATTTGCATTGCTCCATGAAACATTCTTTGCTTTCTGCACGCCCTTGATACTCAGGATGATCACGACAACACCAGATAAGCTGTGGAGCTGTGCTGTACCGCTCGCTATCTATTCTATAGAAGAAAGCAACCTTTCGCCCGTGGTGATCGGTTAGGTAAATGGTTACTGACATATTGATTGCTCCAGTTTATTTAGCTTTGCGTAGCATTTGCTCAATTCATTTCTAAGCCAGTCAACATATGTCTGATCGTCTTGCCAGTAAATTATAGCTTGCTTTGTATCTTGGATGATTTGCTCAAGGTTTCTAATGTCGGATAAGTTATTCATTTTATGGTTTTGATTTAAGGATGGTTAGGAAAGCCATTTGACTGGATAGTTTTCATCGGTTGACTTTACATATTGGACGATTTGTCCATGTTCAGATAAGCCGTTATCAAACTGAGATTCCATTATTGGGA